CTGTTAACATTAGAAATATTCCTCAATTGACTCACTAGGCTATTGTCTTGTTTAGGTGGATCATTTGGCCACTCTTTGTGTAGATGTAAATTCCATTCGGATACTGGTTTATTGGTGATTCTCCAAAGAACATCTGTTGACCAATCATCTGCTGTACGGAACATGATATGAACTAATTTAGCATTACCATCTCCACGGCCGCCGCCTCCACAATCGGGTCTGTTGTCTCCAATCTTTGCATTTGGATGCGAGCCTACTTTATGCATATAGCAGTTCCATTCATTCGGTAATCGCTTCAACTTAAAATTAGGCAAGTGTATAAAGGCTGAAAAATAATCTTGAAATAACCTATAGAAATTGGGAAAATCACGCATCTTATTTACGTATTGCTGAAATGTCGGCCACTCTGTTTTCATTTTCTTTAGACCGGCTTTAGATATAACCACCACACCCGTATTGAATACTTCTGGTCTATCCAATTTATCGACCGGATAATCTACACCCCAGTTATCTTTACACACTTTTACCCAACGTTTATCGATATCACTGGTAATACCACCGGATGAGTATATGGTTCTAAAGTAAGGTTGCTTTGGTTCTGTACAAATGCCGGCATCTTCTCCGTCTAATAAGTCAAAGATGTTATCTGATAATCCTTCGGTTGGAAATACATCCACATCACACAACATAACGTTATCATATTCGTCAAAGTCATCACAGACTAAAGGATTGGCCGGCTCATAGTAAATAGGAACATTGACAACATGACCGGCTATTGTTTTATTGTGGTCAAATCTATATTCTACACCAATACGTTTTGCGTATTCTTTCATAAGCTTACAGCTGTATCTAACACCAGGCTTCAACTCGCCTTTCCAGTATTGGTAAATTATATTTTTCATTATGAGTTTTCCTTAATAAATCTTTCAGTTGTAGCAAGAGAAGAACTTACAGCTTGGTGCATATCAACATATACGTACATACCGCATCTTCCTATGAATGTCATGTTTCCTTTTATTTTGTTCTTATAGTTATTATATATTTCTCTATTACTACCATCTACATCTTTGACTGGATAGTACCTCTCATAGTTATTATCTTTATAGTCACATGGCTCTTCATACGTTATAGAAGTCATTGAATCGTTAACACCATGTGATGGCATGTTCTTCCACTCTGTCATTCTTGTGTATGGTCCATCATGCGTAAAGTTAACTACTGTGGCCGGTAATAGTTTTGGCAATGGTAGATCTACATTGTGGAATTTAATAGAGCGATATGGTAGCTCACCAAACTCATAATCATAATACTCATCAATGGCCATTGAATTAAAAACATGTTCATACCAACCTTCCATATATGGTTTGAAAGGTTTATCCAATTCGACTGTTATGTTTTCATGATCAAAAATATTCTTAAACAATTTCTCATAACCATCTCTTGGCACACCTTGAAACTCGTCATTAGGAAAGTATTCTTCGTTGTCATCATCCCTTATTGCAAGTCTTTTGGTGACCGATGGATCGAGTTCTTCTATGGTTTTTCCCCACATCTTGTACGTGTATGGGGCATAGAATGTACTAACAATATTCTCTTCGCCAACGATCTCCTTAGTTTCTCTATTGATTGGAAGAGTAACGTACTGGCCAGTGCTCAGTATTGCCTTGACTCTATGTCTGTATTCAGTCCAAACAGCAAACTGTGTAACCCAATCCCAAACCTTTTTATTGTTTGTGTGGAATAAATGTGGTCCATACTTATGGATGCGTATGCCGTGCTCATTAGTGTAATCGTAAGCATTGCCGGCAATATGGTCGCGCTTTTCAATAACGTGTACTTTATGGCCGACATTGGCCAATTCATGTGCAACCACAGCGCCGGCAAAACCTGCCCCTACAACTAATATCTTCATAAGATACCTTTTACTTTTAGATCATAATAATTTTCAATCTTTTCTTTCTTCGGTCCTTGCGGCGTAATTTTTGTTCTTACGTGAATAAAGCCGGCTTTTTCAGGATTCGGTAAGAAAGAACATTGGCACCACCTCTGATGCATGTAAGGTTTTTCTGGCTGGAAGTTTGCCTTCTTAGCAAGTATGTGCATGATACCTTCATCTTCAAACTTATATGCCTCGTTAAATTGATCCATCCATGACTCATCACCACCAAGCTGTTCTCTTAAAATCTTTCGAGTAGGTAAATCCATCTTGTATATTGCTCCACCCCAGTACGGATAAAGCATACTACCACCAGCAGTATTTGCAATCTTACGGTGTAACATTTGTTGAGTACCAGCGTATAGTCCTATTCCTTCAACACCGAATACATTGGTGAACATACCTTTTGGTGCAAACATATCAATATCAACCATAAGCACTTGGTCATATTGGTCATAATGATCTGATAACATATGCACCTTCTGGCATGCGCCAGTTAAGTGTTCTCTGAATGGTTTACCTCTTACCAACTGGTATTCAGCACCGTGCATATGAGCATATTGTTTCATGTTTTCAATTGATAAATGATCCAGTTCTCGCAAGTCACCATCAAAATGCTGTAGAATTATATTAGGATTAGACACTGTACATTGTACCTTTCTCAATTATTTCTGGATTGAATTTATCTATATAGGAGCTCATACTAAAGTCATCACCTATCTCTAGGCACTTATCTCTTTCATAACTGGCAGCATTGCATTTAGTAGATAAACCAATAAAAGTCTTTGGTTTTAGTATTGTATTCATCTGTAGTATTTCGAGTTTTATCATTGTTTCGTATGTAGGTACGAGGTTTGTAGTCGTAATAAAAACATGTTTGTTGGTTGCCTTTTCTATCGCATACAAATGTGAGTGTTCGTTAAAAATGAATTCCATCTTAGCATGTTTCAGCTGTAGTGGTTTCCAGTACTCAGGAAATTTGTAATGTGACTTAGTACAATCAACAATTATAGTTACCATTTGGTTGCTTCCACTACTCCAGAATGTAGAGCTCTGATTACGCCAGGTGTGTCAATGTTTATAAAATCTGCGACACGACTTTCTCTATAGTTATGTTCTTTTACGTCGCTAAATCCTAATGACTTAAGTGTATCTATCATCTCAGCTTTGCTCCATATATGCAGATGCTGGCCTTTCTGATGTAGTAAACCTAATGCACATTGTTCTCTTTTACTTCTGTGTCCATTCCCTGGTGGAGAGAATTTTTCTTTCACTACATAAAAGTTATAGTAATGATCTACAAAGTTTGTTTCTTGTTCATTTAGTTTTTCACCACTCACTAGTCTTTCAACAAACTCATAAGGAGGCCACACTGTTCTCACGACACCACCCGGCTGCAATATCCTTTTTACTTCCTTAAAAAAGTTTATGCCTTGGTATTTGTACATGTGTTCTATAAAGTGTTCTGAATATACACCATTGAATTCTTTATCGCCATAGGGCAATGGAAGATTAGTAGCATCACCTTTCGATACACCGTCATGTGTTGCTAAATTCATAACTGTCCAGTTCAAACCACGTGGTTTCTCTGCAGCTATCTCTAGGTACCTTGCCATATACTCAACTCCGTATGTTCTAATCTTGGCATTTCAAATTTAGTACGAGCCAAGAAATGATTTAGTTTACCATCAGGTTTACCGCGCCATTGATATGGCATGCGATTCCAAGTTGTACTAAACTCGGTTACATTAAAAACTGGTTGTGATAATTGAAGATTGACATACATTTGTTCTGTATATCGAGTGTGAAGGACATAGTTGTCTATAGAAGTAAAGTGCTCTTTTGCTTTAGCTCTACCTTCTTTACTCCACAATTGAAAGCCTCCATTAAGATAACGGAACCTTTCATCCGGATAACGAGTTGATTTAGGGAACATCCAGTCCTTACCGAATAGATGTTTACCGTATGCGATGACACCTCTTTCGTGTAAAGGTTTATCCATTACATTACGTAACCACGCAGCAGGTCCACCGGTATGCACACCATATTCATGTACCATTGCTACATCTGCAATGTCACGTTCGAATACGTTATCTTTACTTGCTATAAGCATGTCTAAATCTAAACAGAGTACGTGGTCATATTGTTTAAACTGTGGATCATAAAATAATCTGATGGAATCTAAACGAGGATCTAGATGCGGGAAAAACCGGTCAGTGGTGAACATATAATCCGCACCACAATTATCTGCATATGCTTGTGCAGATCTTTGACCGGCCTTTGCCCATTCAGGCATTTGTCTTCCACCCATATCGGCATCAAAAGATTCATATGGGATATAATATTGAAATACTAAATTCTTCATTATCACCTCAAAAAAGTGGAGCTGTAAGTCTTCCTTTCGGTAGGGGTCTACATTTCCACCTAGTTGCTTTATATCCTATCATATGTATATGTACATCTTCTGACATTTCGAGTGCTCGAACTTGACATCTATCATACGATTCATATGGACCTCTTTGGTCTTCAAGGATTTTACAACCTTCTCCATTCCATACTAAGCAAGCCCAAACTAAGGCTTGGTACATTAACTACTTCCATTCTTCTTTGTCTTCTGGTATGCTTGTGCACCAAAGAAAGCACCAACTAGAGCTGAGATTGCGACAAAGTATGTAGGTGCAATGTCCGCAAGTAATTGTCCTGTTGTATCGTAGCCTATCATATCTGCGCAAAAAATGCCAACAGGATATAGAAGCATACCCCATAGCGCAAACCACGCCATACGTCTAATTTGATCTTCTTTTGCATCTTCATTATTTTGCATCGTTCGTTTGTGTTCAAACTCTGCTATTTCTTTTGCTCTTGCCATTTCCGCATCTGTAATTATACCATCACCGTCAGTATCTAACTTTTCAAAGATAGATCCGGATTCAAGTGTTTTTGTTTTTGCCATGTGCTAACCTCCGTAAGGATTTTCTCAGCTATTTCCATTGCATCATTAAATCCATTACGAAGCGAGTTGGACTTATGTCCATTCTCAACAAACCACTTTAAGCTATTTATACTACTACCAGCGTGCCCATTCATATTATAGCATTCTGTTATATCTTCAAATTCAGTTCTACCGTTAAGTATTTCTTGAACGTTCAATCGCTTTCTCCAGTTCTACAAAGAGGTATTCTTCTAAGTCATCTTCATTAGTCTGGAAGCGAATACCGATTCCTCCAGCTTCTGTCCAACGCTTGATATTTTCAGGCTTATCATCTATCAAGATGTTTGGCTTGCGAGTTAGTGCATTCCAAGCATACTTATGTTTGTTGGATGTAATGATAAGATTTTCTGTAAGTGGTGGCATATAATTTTTATCTTCGAGCCAACGTCTCTTCCAGTAACCTGAGTTCATTGTATCACCACGTAGTGGAGAAGTACATATACCCCAGTCACCGCTAGATACTTCATTTACAAACCTTACAATTTCGCAAGAGATACTAGCTCCTGCTCTACGTGGTCCACGATCTTCTCTAAAGATTGGAATTGTGTGGAAGAAGTTAGTGTTAGCAAGTTCTTTAAACTTGATTTCACGATCTTGTATTGACTTCCAGTGGTCAACACCGTATTTAACTTCAAGACCACCGAAGAAGTCAGCAATCACTCCATCCATGTCAAGATATACTGTCATTATTTGCTCCTCATATTAATGAGTATTTCACCCATATCGACTAGGTCGAATGTTTGTTCTAGATATCCGATTCGATCGAGAATATCTGCTCCGGGTTGTACAACATCTGTTAATGCTGTGTATTCATTCCTAAATGCTTCTAATTGAGACATTTTGAGAACCTGTGTAGTAATATATTCCATAATAAATTTCTCCTCTTTTTTTATTATAGATCTATTATACCACAGTTTTTAGCAAATGTACACCATAAAATGCACTTAATGTGAAAATAATTTGCGAGTATCGTATTCTTTTTTTGTATCTATGAGGAGTTTTATATGGTTATCTCTATGTTCTTTGAATACTAGAGGTTCATTATCATCTACATCCATGATAATTACTGTGTTGGTTATTGGCATGCCTGTACGTTCTTCCCACATCACAGCATAACCAGCCATCTGTGCAAAGTAATTCGAGATCCATTCTTTCTTCTTAGGTTTACGCGATGTCTTAAAATCTACTATGGATGGAACACCGTCAAACTCAGCGACACAATCGCATCGGCCAGCAACACCGAGGTAAGAACTATAAAGAGGTACCTCGAGGCCGTAGATCGTTCCGATCCGGCTATCCAGAATTGGACGTAAGTTTTCGAGGCTTTGTCTAATGTGCGGCAAATATTCTGTAGTATTTTCATTGAGTAAGTATTTCTCCACTATCGAGTGGACCAGAGTTCCGCGGGCTGATGCTCGCCCGCCTACGCGGTTTGCTTCTTCTTCACCTACCCTTTTACGCCATGCTGCAATACCAGCTTCAGATAGTATTCCTAGGACTGTAGTAATGCTAGGATAACGAACACCGTCAGGAGTAACGTAAGTCCTGCCTGTTGGCTGTGTATCTGCAACCAAGTCACCATAGCCAAGATCAATTGTTTCATGTTTGAATTCCATTACGTTTTAATAGTGTTTTTCTTTCCAGAACCTTTTTTAATTCTACCTAAAAGATCCTTCCAGCCATCACTGGTTTTTGAATTAGCATGTGTTTGCGTATTTCCAACAAAACTTGGTGTAGACAAAACCTTAATTAAATCAGGCTGTGCATCCAAGATTTCTTGCAATTCATCATAAGAACATGTTACATCATGCTCTTTTTGAGTCTTAATATCTCGTAATGTGTAGACTGGCATCTTCTCGAATTTCTTTCTTTATTGCGCTAACACGCCTTTGCATCCATCCAATAGCAGTACTTATATGTCCTGTATCTTGTGGCGCTAAGCATGATTCGGCATAAGCAATTTCGTTTTCTATAACATCTATTTGATCTAATTTATCCAAATTGTCCATCACATTTCTCCTGACCTGAACACTCTTTTGGGAAACAATGGCCTTTCATATGATAGTGCTCGTTTTCGTAAGAAGATTCCCACATCTTATCATGTATCATATATTCGCATTGTTCTTTTGTCATGGGTTGTTGTAGAGCAAGTTGGCCAATATAATGATCGTCAACACCATCACTACCCCACATCGATATAACTAATATAAAAACTTTATCCATCACATTTTTCCTTAAACCATTCTGGCATTTCACGTTTTGTCCATACCATTTTGAATCGAGCTTGTTTAGTTTTGTAGAATGCTCGGTAAGATCTTACTGGTTCATGGTAAAAGAAGCATTCTGGATTGGAACCCATTGCTAGCCTGAAAGGAGTCATTGGGCCTTTTGGTATATTACGCGGTGCAGAATACAATGGACCGCCTAGAACTCTTGCTGTCTTGTGTAGTTTATCATACCGGTATGTATACTCGTCACATAGACCAATAAAGTGTTCGTAATGCCAGCGATAGTTAGCCTCGCTTTCCATTGTCCATTGAGTACAAGGATGACCAACATGAACTGCAGCATAGTAAGTTAGTTCTGCTTCGAGGTCGTCGGCACCTTCGTAAAGATCCCAATACTTTACCATAGTCTTGCCAGATTTTGAGGGGCGTTTAGTAAGCTGACCATCAAGAACACGATGGGCAGTCGACAACATTTGAGCAGATTCCACTACCATTTTTGGAATATGCTTATCACACTGCATTTGAGCAGCGATGACCGGGTCTTCATGTAAAATAAAAATATTCATTATATAATTATACACCTTCTATCATAATAAGTACACCATTATTTTTTCTTTTAAGAAGAATTAACTACCCCTGTAGTGACGGTAGGGGTAACCTTCCTGTCTTTATTAAATTCAATTGATTCATTCTCCATAATCTCTCAAGCACTCTTCGTCTTCTTCTGTCCTTCTGTTTTCTTATCTTTAACCAATTTTGATTTCTGAGATACAACTTCACTCTCTTATCATGCCTAATCAGTTGTTTTTTCATTTGATGGTACAGTTTTTTTTGCCTTAACGGCTTAAGTTGTAGCTGCATTGAGTTCCTATTTGTTAGGGTTAATCGGTGAGCAGACCTGGAAATGCCTCCTCTACGATTGGCCGAGAAAGGCCAGTTGGGGTTTCTTTATTAATCATATCAATGAGTACTAATGCATCTTGAGGATGTACACCTTCAAGAATAGAGAGAAATATCTTTTCTCTCTTGTATGCTGGTAGTGTTTCACAAAGCTTTTGCCCTTGGACAAAGTATATGAACTGCTTATGTTCGCGATGTAAGCTGGCTGGATGAGTATGTTCTTCGGAAGGTGTATAAGGAGGTGTTCCCTCAGGTAACTTCCATTTAACGTTTGAATCCATAGATCCTCTTATAACATCTTTCAATGCCCAAGACTCGTTTTCTCGTAAGATACGAACTTTATCTTTTTTATGCCGTTGCTTACCGGCTTTTTCCAATATTTCGAATATGTCCATCATTTAATAAATTCCTCTACAGATTCAATCAACATCTTACAATTTTTATTTATAAGATACGGGAGTACAAGAGCTGTGTTATTACTAGGTTCTTGATTCTCATACTGATTTATAATATTGTGTTTAAGATCTTGTGGTGTTTGAGTAAGATCAATAAGCTTTTCATTCCGTTGATAATTACGATACCAACTGGCTGCATATAGAAGCTCACCTTCAGATAGATCTTCTAAGATAGCCAGTTTCTTTTTCTTTGATAGTGGTGTTTGTCTTTCACCATTAACAAAGGTATCGTCATGTGATAACACGTTAGGTACACCATCACCTGCATCGCCTTGAAGAATCTTAAGTTTTAGATTTTGCCGAGGATGACTTTCTTCTACATACTTTTTAGTCAATGGTGAAAACTGAGAAACATTATCATACTTTTGTAATTGCTTAAAGTCACCATCTGCAGATACGATCATTACCTTTTGGTATTGACCGAAGTGTTGTGTATGTTCTACCAATGTACCGATAATGTCATCGGCCTCACAACCATCTTCATGGATTAGTTTGTAAGGGAAGTTTTCTTTGATTTCTTCACGGATTTGATTAAGTATTGTCCATGCAGTATTCCAATCAAATTCTGATGCATCACGGCTTTTCTTACGATTAGCTTTGTACTGCGGATAGTGTGTCCTACGCCAGTTGTTAGGACCATCGCATGCTAGTATAATATCAGTACCATACTCGTTTTTGAATTTTTGACGATACATACGAATTGAATTAAGAATCATATGACGGATCATAGACTCATCATTCATTTTTTGCACAATGATATTAGCAACGGCAATACCACTGAAGTCGATTATAATCATTATAAGGCTCCTTTTCAATCGT